ATGTCTGGCGTAGCTGGAAAGCCGCGCCAGACAAGGCTTCACGTTTTATTACTAGCAGTCAAAAGCCATAAAAAGCGGCTAGGGTGTGGACACATTGTGGACACTCTGACCACCATTAGCACCCTTCAACGGGTTAAGCGAAATCGCGTCCTGCAGGTACTGAGGAGCGAAGTGCGCATAGACCATTGTCTGCGCAATTTTCGTACAGCGCTGAGCTGCCTGATGTTGTGCGTCGGCTGCACACCCGCGCCGCCTGCGCCTCCGCCGGTCATTGTTTACAGCGCCTGCCCGAAGGTGAGCTATTGCCCGATGCCGGGAAGCGACCCGGCCACTAATGGCGATCTGAGCGCCGATATTCGCAGGCTTGAGACCGCGCTCACCGCGTGTGCTCTGCAGATTGAAACCGTCAAAGACTGTCAGGATAAACTCGATGAAGAAAGCACGCAGCCCGCGCGAAGCGCTGATTAAAGCCGTCCCGCAGCTTGAAACAAACCCCGAAATGATGCGCATCTTTGCCGATGAGGGGAATATCGATGCGCGTCTCGCGGCCTCGCTGTCGCACGAGATAATTTACACCCTGAATGTGATCGTGTGTGACTTTGTAGGCGACCCTGACATGATTTTCGTGCCGGTGGCCGCATGGCTCAGGGAAAACCAGCCGGATATCTGCACGCTCGATGACGGCCGCAAAAAGGGCTACCGTTTACAGATGGATTTAAACGACGGGGACAGTGTCGATATCAGCATCAGCCTGCAGCTCACCGAGCGCACCATTATCAAAGAGGAAAACGGCGCGCTGCACGTGAGCTATGCTGCTGAGCCTCCACTACCGGAACCCGTAACACCACCAAAAGAGCTTTATCTTGACGGAGAGCTCGCGAGTAAATGGGATGAGTGAATTTAAGCCCTTTGACGACCGGCTCAACGGTCTGATAGCTGCCCTGTCACCGGCAGCGCGCCGGAAGCTGGCCTGGGAGATAGCAAAGGAACTGCGCAAGTCGCAACAGCAACGTATCAAGCTGCAGAAAGCTCCTGACGGCTCCCCCTATCAGGCGCGAAAGCGTCAGCCTCTCAGGGCTAAAAGCGGGCGGATTAAACGGACAATGTTCCAGAAACTCCGTACAAGCCGCTACATAAAATCCAGTGGACGTGAAAATAGCGCGGTGGTGGAATTTACCAGCAAAGTACAACGTATCGCGCGGACCCATCAGTACGGGCTCAAAGACCGGCCTAACCCACACGCGCAAGAAGTGCAGTACGCAGAACGTCAGCTTCTCGGATTAAATATTGACAATAAAAGGTATATTGAAAGAATTATTTTTGCATTTTTGACTTGACTCTTTTGCATTAAAATTGATTATAGTTAATTTTAATGTGTCTTTGATGATAACTAAGTTCAATCATGATCATATATTTTCAGGTCTTATATGAAATTGCATGTGTCAAAACTAAAAAAGAGTGGGTGTGACGAGTAAGTCTCTAAATGGATTAGGTTTTATGTATGTTTATAACGATGTAGTCATGTTAACTAAAAAGTAATACTCTCAGGGGGTTAAATGATTAATGTAACTTTGAAGGTTTTAGCTTTATTAAAACATATCACAATGAGGGTGGAGTATTTATTTCAAACATCTTTCTCTACTACGACGCGGGATGATGTGATAGAGAAAATCAAAGTTCTAAATAAAGAGCGAAATGAAATATATGTGCGTTATGCCGTCTTTACAAAGTTGAGACGTTTAAAAGAAAATGGTGTTGTCATTGAGCGTTCAAAATTTTTTGAAAGTAAAGAGTTGCCTGATGAGGAGTTGAGTGAGATATATGAAAATATAGAGATTGTTGAATCATTGCTGGAGACAGAGCAAGAAAGCGCATACGCCAATAAAAATGAAACTGTTGTAAATTTATTTTTATTAAGTGAAAAGAAAAAATATTTCAAGTGTAAAGCTATTGCTGTTTTGACTTTGATAATGAGCGCGGTCTCGGTTGTTTTTTTAAATGTCCCGTATTGGACAGTGTTTATTGGTTTTGTATTGTATGTTTTGTTTGAGGTAAAAGATCAAGTAGTTAGTTATCGTGTTGCAAAAGGATTTTTTGGGACCACGACTACTGAAGCAATAGAATTAATCAAATTCATTCGTGACAATATTGAAGATATTGACTCTGGAGATGGAGGAGGGACGGGACGGAAGGTACTTAATCCAATAAAAAATGCAACCATCGATGATACGCTGACCCGAGGGGAGTTACCTAATGTCTAGTATCGATATGGATATTGTTTCTAAGCGTTTGAATAAATCACTGGATATTGTTTTTTTGCGTCATCCTATTCGCACAGCCTTTGGGTTTATTGTTGGCTATCTTATCTATATGTGTGTGTATACCGCTAGGGGGTTTATTGGTGCGAATTGGTTCGAGATTGATGTGGTGCATTATATAGGATGCTTTATTTTGGGTGTTGTACTGATGCATATAAATACAATCATTGATGCCTATAATGGAACAGCTTTGGATGAGAGGCTTTCTACATTGTTAAAGGCCGTGGAAAGTAGGGCTGATATTTCTAAGGAGCAAAAGAGAATGATGGTTATTAGCATATTAAATCAGGAGATAAAGTCTCTGACGGCGCAGGATCTAGATGCGGCTGAAAAAGAGATTGCTGATAAATAAAAATGTAAGATTTGGTTGGGTTTTTAATTTTCTAATGTTGTGTTGGGTGATGGTTTAATTATGGGTTGTTGGGTTTTTTATTGAGGTTGGTATGGTTATATATAAAAATCGTATTTTTGCTATGTGTTGAATTTTTTTGTTTAAAATGTCGAGGCAGCAATCAGTGGTTTAGAAGTTAATTTTTCAGTAGCAAGATATAGGCATCCATAACTCTTTTAAATAGTTATATTGTGCATTTGTTGTCTCGTCCGCCACAAACCCCGCTCAATTGCCGCCGGTCTTGCCCGGCGGCATCCTTTCCCTATGAATAATCTAAATTCTCTGCAGGAAATCGCACGTGCGATCCGCAACCTTATCCGCACCGGCATCGTGACTGACATCGACCACGACGAGGGGCTTTGTCGTGTCCAGACCGGCGGCATGGAAACCACCTGGCTGAACTGGCTAGCCTGCCGTGCCGGTCGCTCACGCGTATGGTGGGCTCCATCCGTTGGCGAGCAGGTGCTTTTGCTGGCAATCGGCGGCGAGCTCGATACGGCATTTGTGCTGCCCGGCACTTTCTCTGATGACAATCCCGCACCGTCTGCCTCCCCTGATGCGCTTCATGTGTCCTTTCCTGACGGGGCGGTTATCAAGTACGAACCCGAAAACGGCGCGCTCACCTTGTCAGGCATCAAAACCGCTGACGTCATCGCGTCTGAGTCCATTACGGCCACCGTGCCGGTGGTGCTGGTGAAAGCCTCGGCCCGTATCATGCTCGATACGCCGGAGGTGGTTTGCACCAACAAGCTGACGACCGGCACGCTCGAAGTGAAGAAAGGCGGCATCATGCGCGGAAACATCGAGCACACCGGCGGGACACTGAAATCAAATGGTGTGCAGGTTGATAACCACGACCACGGCGGCGTCGAACGGGGCGGAAGCTGGACGGAGGGCATCAAATGACGGTGCGTTATCTGGGAATGAACAGCCAGACCGGGCTCAGTATCTCTGAGGTTGAGCATATCCGGCAAAGCGTGCGCGACATTCTGGTCACGCCCGTTGGCTCGCGCGTCATGCGCCGTGAATACGGCTCGCTCCTGTCGCAGATGATTGACCAGCCGCAGACCCCGGCGCTGCGCCTGCAGATTATGGCCGCGTGCTACTCCGCGATCCAGAAGTGGGAGCCACGCGTCAGCCTGACGACCATCACCTTTGAACTGTCAGACACCGACGGCGGGCTGTATGTCGATATCACCGGCACGCGCACGGAAACGAGCCTGCCGTTTTCTCTGACCATTCCAATGAGTTAAATCACTATGGCAACTGTTGACCTGAATCAGTTACCCGTTCCCGATGTGGTGGAGGAACTGGACTATGAAACCATACTTAGCGAACGAAAGGCGACGCTCGTCTCGCTGTACCCGGAAGACCAGCAGGAAGCTGTCGCACGTACGCTGACGCTTGAGTCAGAGCCGATTGTGAAGCTGCTGCAGGAAAACGCCTATCGTGAAGTTATCTGGCGTCAGCGTGTGAACGAGGCCGCCCAGGCGGTGACGCTGGCCTATTCAACCGGTCAAGACCTTGACGTCGTGGCCGGGAACAACAATACCGAACGCCTGACCATCACCCCGGCTGATGACACCACCATACCGCCAACGCCTGCCGTTATGGAATCAGATGCTGACCTGAGGCTGCGCACACAACAAACTTTTGAAGGATTAAGCGTCGCGGGTCCGGTCGGTGCATATGAGTATCACGGCCGCAGCGCCGACGGGGGGTCGCTGACGTCTCGGTCGCGAGCGAGCGTGGCCGCTGATTGACGGAACGGGCATGATCCACGGCATGTATGTGATCGACAAAGTGACGCATACGCACACCGAGCTATTCAGCGACGGAGCGGCGAGAAAAATCGAGTTTAGCCTTTCGCTTAAGCGGGTCGATAAATCGCTGGCGGCCATTTATGGCGACCTGAAAACGCAGGCCGACAATCTGGTCACGTCTGCCGGTGACTGGCTGGGAGGGCTGACGGGATGATGACGGGTATGAATAATCAGGCCGGGGCGAAGATAGCCCCGGCGTTTATGCTCAAGCTGGATAACGACGATATCACGCAGGCTTTGAGTGACCGCCTTATTAGTCTGACCATGACCGACAATCGCGGATTCGAGGCCGACCAGCTCAATATCGAGCTCGATGACACTGACGGTCAGATAGCTTTGCCACCGCGCGGCGGAACGTTGACGCTGTGGTTAGGCTGGCAGGATTCCGCGCTGATAAAAAAAGGGACGTTCACTGTAGACGAAATCGAGCACAGGGGCGCGCCTGATACGCTGACCATCCGGGGGCGCAGCGCCGATTTTCGCGGCACGCTAAACTCTCGCCGGGAACAGTCATGGCACGACACCACGCTCGGGCAAATTGTCGAGACGATTGCGGCACGCAATAAGCTGACGGCCAGCGTGGCCGACACGCTGAAAGCCGTCGCCGTGCCTCACATTGACCAGTCGCAGGAATCGGACGCGGTGTTTCTTTCCCGCCTGGCTGACCGGAACGGTGCGGAGGTTTCGGTATAAGCGGGGAAACTGTTATTCCTCAAAGCGGGAAGCGGTAAGACGGCCAGCGGGAAGCCCATTCCGCAGATGACGCTTGAGCGCGGCGACGGTGATCGTCATCAGTTTGCCATTGCTGACCGGGAAGCCTACACCGGCGTGTCGGCAAAATGGCTGCACACTAAAGACCCGAAGCCGCAAAAGCAAAAGGTGAAGCTCAAGCGTAAGCCCAAAGAGAAGCACCTGCGCGCGCTGCAGCACCCAAAGGCTACCAAATCCCCGGCAAATGCCAAAGCTAAAAAAGAGCAGGAAGCGCGCGAGGGTGAGTACATGGCCGGTGAGGCTGACAACGTGCTGGAGCTGACGACCATTTATGCGACAAAGCCGCAGGCCATGCGCGCTGCTCAGGCGAAGTGGGACAAACTGCAGCGCGGCGTTGCGGAGTTTTCAATCTCGCTGGCGATCGGCCGGGCAGATTTATTTCCTGAAACGCCAATCGTGGTGAAAGGGTTTAAGCGCGTCATAGACGATCAGGGGTGGATAATCAGCCGGGTGGTGCATAACCTCAACAGCAACGGCTACAGGACGGGCTTAGAGCTTGAGGTTAAGGTTTCGGATGTCGAGTACGAAAGCGAAGAATTAATGCAGTGAATTATATTTAACTATTTGTTATATAAGAACAAATTGAGTAAAATTAATGCATCGGAAATTCAATGAGGTGCTCGCAATGTTTCACTGTCCAAAATGCCATTTCGCCGCTCACGCTCGTACAAGTCGCTATTTTTCAGACACGACAAAAGAGCGTTATCATCAGTGCACTAATATCAACTGCAGTTGCACGTTTGTCACCACTGAAACTGTCGAGCGTTACATTGTTTCGCCAGGCGAGGTCGTGCCAGCGCCGCCGCACCCGACAACGTCAGGCCAGGAGCAGATCCACTGGATGTGACCAAATAGAAGGCCCTGAATTTATGGGGCTTTATTTATTTTTTTTTTAGTGTATAGGATTATGTCTAATCCGCGATCTAACACAAAAGTTTATTACATAGTGTTGTATTATTAGAATTTATAAAGAATCTTTTTACAAGGAGTCAATATGTCTTGGTTAGATAATCTCAGAGTGTTTTTGTTCGAGAATAAAGATGTAAAAATAAGAGATGAGGCAGAAGAAAAACATATAAAGGAATTGCAAGATTTACCCCTAGACTTTGAGCCGAAATTAAAAACAAGACAGGTTGTTCTTCATAAGAGTGAGAATATACTCATCTATTTAAACCCATTTAATGAATTGGGTTGGGAGCTGAAGAATATCCCAAAACATGCTCGTAACGCATTGCAGGAATTTATTCTTATTAATAGTATGATGAATTTGTATCTTAATAGAACTCAAAAAAAAGATTTATCAAAACTATTAGCTAGCAGGCTGTATTATTGCCTAACAGCAACTGAGCCCTACAATACTGATATGATTTTCAAGGAAGCTAGGGAGTTTGTTGAGTCTAGAAAGAGGTCTATTAAAAGGCGAGTAATTGAAACGCCCCAGTTTGCTGTTTATCTAAATGATAAAAATAATGTTGACTGGTGGTACCATGAGGGGATTCCACAGTACATGGTTGATTCTATTGAGGAGTTCGAAGAGTTAAGGGAATTGGCCACCAGTACTTTACCAAAATCATACAAATCTGTTTTTATGAGTAAGCTGGCTTCAGCTTTAGCAAATTCGTTCAATAAGACAAATGCTGAATCAGCTAAAAACTGCTTCAAGGAGGCAAGAAAGTTTATCCAATTAAAAGCGGAGTCATTTTTAAAACTTAAACTTTTTTTTATTGGTACTATTTTTAGTCTTCTTACCTTAATGGTTGTTATTACATGTTGCTATTACCTAATAGAGTTTAGGGTTTATTTTATGGGGATCGGCGCCGGAGTTATAGGAGCAATGGTATCCAGCCTACAAAGAAATAATTCTATTTCACTAGATAGTTATCCCGGTGAGTATGGTTTGTACTGTGAAAGTTTATCCCGGTTAATAATTGGAGCAGTATTTGGTTGTTTCATTGTCTTTGGAACGAAATCAGAGATGTTTTTAGCCCCGTTTAAAGAAAATATTCAGGCAATTATTTGTTTTTGTTTCATATCAGGTTTTGTCGAAAGATTCGTTCCTGAACTTATCAATGGCGTAGTTAAAAAGAATGAATAA